AACATCGGTTAAAAGAAAGTCCAACCCATTCGGCGGAACAGAGTACGACCCAAAAGATTTAGCCAATAGATACGAGAAAGAAAAGGAAGTCCTGGTAGGTGATGCGATAAAGAACTATAAAAACATATGCCCGGATAAGATGGGAATTGCATTCGCACCAAGCATTAATCAATCAAAGTATTTGAGAGATAAGTTCAACGATGCTGGCATTAGTGCTGAACACATTGATGGCTATATGGACCACGATGAAAGAAACGATATATTAAAAGCGCATGAAGATGGCGATATTAAGATTCTATGCAATAGCCAGTTGTTGGCCGTTGGTTTTGACAGCGTGAAGATTGAATGTTTATTAGACTTTTACCCGGTTAAGTCAAAGATTACATTCATTCAAAGATGGGGCCGAATCCTTAGACTATGCCCAGGCAAAGAGAAAGTATATTACCTAGACCACGCAAGCAATATCCAAAGACATGGTTTCCCTGAATATCTAGTACCTTATGAATTAGATGATGGTGAGAAACAATACAAAGAAGAAACCACAGTTAAGAAAGAAGAAGGCAAAGAGAAAGAACCGGAGGTTTGTCCGCAATGTTTCGGTTATATGTACGGCCTAAGATGTAAGTGTGGTTATGAGATACCAAAGAGTGACAAGGTAGAAACAACCGACGAAGAATTAGTGAAACTACAAAAGAAAAAGAACAAAGAGGTCACTTATGAAGATAAGCAAACATTCTTATCAGAGCTACACCTTCACGGTAAGAACAAAGGTTATAAACAAGGATGGGCGGCTAATAAGTACCGAGAAAGATTTGGTGTTTGGCCTAATAAGATAGAGCCAAAACAAGTCTGGCATGTTAGCGAAGAAACACAAAGATATATCAAGTATTTAAACATTAAGAACGCCAAGGGTAGAAAATGAAAGTAGAATACACAAACTTAGATGATTTTGTAATGCGATTGGATAACGTTAGAAAGACGGGCCATTCATACCGTGCAGCATGCCCAGTCCATAACGGCAAAGACAGAAACCTTTTAGTTAACATGAAAGGTGGCGAGGTGTTCGCTCATTGTTTTGTATGCCATGCCAATACATTTGAGGTGGCCAAGGAGTTGGGTGTTAAAGGTGACAAGGTTGACCAGGTACCAATCCCAAGATACTCAAAGGACCAAAGAACATTCGATAAGTACATGATTGAGATATGCGAGAAAGAGGGTGTGGAAAATATGTGCTACAGTGACCGGAAGAAGTACCGAGAGTGTAAGATGCGAATGGATAACTTCAACAATAGAATGCAAGAGTATATGAACAATTAACAATCACTAGATGTTGTGGTATAGTTAATATCGAGGTCAGTATGAATATAGATATAAGTAGTAATATTAAACAGGTTAAGAAGGCATTAACTAAGGTTGAGAAGAAACTTATTCCAGCCGCCACAACATACACAGTGAATGAGTTAGCCTTCAAGATTAGCCGACAGGAGATGCCAAAGCGGGCTGATAAAGTCTTTACTGGTGGTGCTACTGGATGGACCAAGCGAGGGTTCGCATATAAGAAAGCCAAGCGAGGCCAATCATCTAGCAAGGTATTCATTCGAGATAGTCAGGCTGAATACATGAAGTATCAGATTGACGGCGGAACACGTAGACCAGAAAGAGTTGCTATATCCATACCGACACACAAGACCAGAAAAAATAAGTATGGGAATGTAACACCTGGGCAATGGAATAAACTCATTACCGACAAGAAAAAGTTTTTCACTGGTAAGCCAAAGGGTGCGAAACATCCAACTAATGGCGGTATTTATCAGCGATTAGGTAAAGGCGGGAAGAAGAATTATATAATGCGCGCTGCATATAAAGACAGTGCGACATACAAGAAGAAGTTTAAATACTTTAACTATGCGAAAGGATATATAAACAATCCACGCAAAGGGTTTGAGCGGACGTTCATGGTTAACCTGGGCAAGCAGTTGCAGAGAATGAAATAATGTCTGAGAATGGCTTACAGTGGCTAAAAAGCACTAACTATCTTTTAGACTTATAGCTAGTGGGTTATTCGCACCACGATGTTTTCCTAGCGACAGAATTTCCACAAACTAATTTATAAAACCGATTAAAAGAGTAAATAATGATTGAACTAATACATGGTGACTGCCTAGAAAAAATGAAAGACATCCCTGATGGTTCAATTGATATGATATTGACTGACCCACCTTATGGAATGGATTTAACTCCACAAAGAAAAAGCGCAAAATTCGCAGGAGTTAAGATTAAGAACGATGACCAGTTAAATTGGTCTGATGACTTTTTTTCCGAGTGCTACAGAGTGACCGCAAAAATTAGCAGTTCAATGTTTTTCTGTAATCATCATTGTGTTTCTGAATTCATATCAAGTGCTAAAAAAGCAGGGTATGAAATCAAAAACTTAATAGTTTGGGATAAAGGTCATTTTGGGATGGGCGGAAACTGGAGACCAGTTCACGAGTTAGTTTTAGTATGTGTTAAAGGCAGATTTGTAACAAAGTCAAATAACCTAAAAACCATAATTAACTTTAAAAAAGTTCATCACACAAAAGCAAAGCATCCAACAGAAAAGCCAATACCATTATTAGAGCATTTAATTGATGAAGTTGATAGTAATCCTAGTGTGATACTTGACCCATTTATGGGTTCAGGAACCACAGGAGTTGCATGTAAAAACCTAGATAGAAACTTTATCGGAATTGAACTTGATGAAGAATATTTTAAAATAGCGGAGCAAAGAATAAATGGCTAGTACAGGCGGCGTAAAACTTGGCTCAACTTACGATGAAGCAAGGACCAGGAAAGTCACAGCAGAGGCAGAGATTGCCGAGCTAGAACTTGCCAAAATCCAGGGTTCACTTGTTGCGGCTGATGATGTTGTCAAAGCGTGGGAAGATGTACTTGGCGCATTAAAGGCTAAACTTTTAAGCGTACCAACCAAGGGCGCACCAATACTATCCACAGAAACAGAAACGGCAGTTTGCCAAAGGGTAATGGAAGATTTAATTAACGAAGCACTTGAAGAACTAAGTAACTATGAACCGAAAGTTAGCGCGGCAAGCAGTAAGACGCCGAGCAAATCTGCGGATGCTAAAAAGCCGACCCGCGCAAGACGTGGACGACCAAAGAAAACCGAGACAATATGACTCCAGCGCAGCAGAGAAAACTATTAAAATCGCACCTTAAAAAAGCGGTTAATATTTTAAGGCCACCAAAGAAACTAACAATTTCAGAGTGGGCGGACGAATACCGCCGGTTGGACAGTCAATCAAGTGCTGAGGCTGGGCGATGGTACACAAGCCGTGCAGAATACCAGCGTGGAATCATGGACGCTTGCTCAGACCCAGAGAATAAAGAAGTTGTAGTTATGGCCGGCGCGCAATTGGGAAAGACTGAGGCGTTATTGAATATTATTGGTTATTTCATCCACAATGAACCAGCTCCGATTTTATGCGTGCAGCCCACATTGGACATGGCGCAATCATTCTCAAAAGACCGGGTGACAGCTGGATTATTAAAATCAACACCATGCTTGCAGGATAAAGTTAAAGACGCAAGAAGTCGCGACTCAGGAAACACAACACTGCATAAAACTTTCAGTGGTGGCGCATTGACTATGGCCGGTTCAAACAGTCCCAGTTCACTTGCATCAAGACCAATTAGAGTCTTATTATTGGATGAGGTTGACAGGTATCCGCCAAGCGCAGGAAGTGAAGGTTCACCAGCATTACTAGCCAAGAAAAGAACAGCAACTTTCTGGAATCGTAAAATAATACAGGTTTCAACACCAACCAACAAAGGCGCATCCGCTATTGAGGACGCATTTGAATTGTCCGACAAGCGATATTATGAGGTGCCATGCAGACATTGCGACGAATACCAAGTTTTAAAATGGGCCAATGTTCAATGGACCAAAGACGACCCAGACTCAGCAGCGTATTGTTGTGAGCATTGCGGCACATTATGGACCGACAGCGACAGACGCTGGGCGATTAGAAACGGCGAATGGCAAGCAACAGAGGAATTCACCGGTATTGCAGGGTTTCATATAAGCGGAATGTATTCACCTTGGACGCCATTAGCCGATGGCGTGAAAGATTTCCTAGCAGCGAGGAAAAACCCAGAGCATTTGAAAGTTTGGACCAATGTTTATTTGGCGGAAACCTGGGAAGATGCAGGAGAGCAAATCGAATACACAAACCTTGCAGACAGACGCGAAGAAACGCTAAAAGTGCCAAGCGAAGTTGTATTATTAACTTGTGGTGTCGATGTCCAGGACAACAGATTGGAATTGTCTGTTGTTGGCTGGATGAAAGACGATGCAAGCATTGTTTTAAAACACGAAACATTATATGGCGACCCAAGCACACCGCAATTATGGCAAGCACTAGATTCACATCTATTTAAAACATACCAAACAGAAGATGACAGAGAGTTAGCTATTCGCTCAACTTGCGTGGATTCAGGTGGTCACTTTACAAATTCCGTGTATCAATACTGCAAAAAGAACTTTGGACGTCGTGTTTTTGCAATCAAAGGTGTTGGCGGTGATGGCAGAGCCATAGCAGGACGACCAAGTAAAAACAACATTGCGAAGTGTCCATTATTCCCGGTTGGTGTTGATACAGTAAAAGATTTAATCTTTGCACGGCTTAAAATTGCAGAGCATGGCCCAGGTTATATAAGATTTAGCGAAGATTTAGACGATGAATACTTTAAAATGCTTACAGCTGAAAAAGCAGTGATAAGATTCCACAAAGGTTTTAAGCGTAGAGAGTATGTTAAAATAAGACCACGGAATGAATCCCTTGATTGTCTAGTGTATTCTATAGCGGCATATGCTATTATTGGGGTAAATGTCAATACTTTGGCAGAGAAAAACCAGAAAAATTCTGGTATAATCGAAGAAAAACCAAAGCAGAAACAGCGCAAACCAGTCCCCACAAGGCTTGGCGGTGGTTTTGCTAACTCATGGCGATGATATGGCAAACTTATTTGATACGGCTAATGCGCCGACAACAGAACCGGAACAATTTACAGTTGGTGACTTCGGGCAGTGGAAACGCCCCGACTTATCAAAAGATTATCCACCGGCAGAATATAACCTGACATATGTTGCCAGATTAACGGCTGGTGGAAGTTCAGAAATAAAAGTAACAGCCACAAATGATGATGGTGCTCACCTGTTTACGGTAACAAGCGCAGAATCAGCAGATTTCGACCCTGGTGTTTATCACTGGCAGTTAGAAATCGAGCAAATATCATCGGGTAATCGCGCAGTTATTCAAACCGGCGAAGTCACAATTCAGGTTGACTTGGATGTTAATAATGTTGACCCAAGAACACACGCCGAAGTCATGGTGCAAAAGATTGAAACAATATTGCAAGGAAAGGCGGACAGTGACGTTTCATCGTATTCCGTTGCTGGTCGCTCACTAACCAAGATGACATTTGCTGAATTAATTGAAATACGCGATTACTACCGTAAAGAGGTTGTCAAATATCGCAACGAGTTAAACATTAAGAATGGCAAAAAGACAAATTCAACAATTAAGGTGCGTTTCTAATGGGTGTATTTGATTTTCTAGGCGCAAAGAAGAAAAAGCCAATGCGCAAACGCAGTTATCACGCAGCAAGTGCCGGCCGAATTTATAGTGATTTTGTTGGCTCGCATAGGTCCCCAGATAGTGAATTACGCCCAGTCATCGCAAATATGCGCTCAAGAAGTCGAGATTTGGCCAGAAATAACGAGTATGTTAAGCGTTATTTGGAGTTACTAAAGACAAACGTAGTTGGTGAAAAAGGTTTCTCATTACAGGTTAAAAACACTGATTCCGGCGGTAATTTGGATATTATCGGCAATGACGCAGTTGAAAAGGCGTTTAAGAAGTGGTGTAAGTTTGGTAACTGTACCGTTGACGGCAAGATGTCATTCGTTGATGCTCAGAAGTTAGTGATTGAAACCTGGGCGCGTGATGGTGAAGTGTTTATTCTAAAACACAGAGCCAAAGATTTTACAGATACATTCAGCTTACAGTTCCTTGAGGCTGATTATATTGACCACGACAAGAACGAAAGACTCCCTAACGGCAATGAAATCCGAATGGGCATTGAATTAGATAAATATCGTCGTCCTGTTGCATACCACATGTTAACGTATCATTCAGGTGATTACGATTACACTAACTCAACAAAGAGTCCAAAGCATGTTCGTGTTCCGGCTGATAAGATGATTCATTTACACTTGCCATTACGCGCAGGACAAACAAGGGGTGAGCCATGGACCAGTTCAGCACTTCCAGCATTAAAGCAGTTGCAAGCATTTAGAGAGGCTGCGATTGTTAATGCTCGCGTTGGCGCGTCAAAGATGGGTTTCATTACAACACCAGCTGGTGATGGTTTCGTTGGTGATGATATAGAAAACAACGTGCCAATCATGGAGGCAGAGCCAGGAACATTCCACACATTAAGTGAGGGCCAATCGGTTCAAATGTTTGACCCACAGTTTCCAAACAATGAGTTCGATTCATTCCACAAATCAGTTTTAAAAGGCATTGCTAGTGGTTTGGGTGTTTCTTATACGTCATTATCAAATGACCTTGAGGCAACATCATATTCATCTATTCGCCAAGGCGCATTGGAAGAACGAGATTACTACAGAAACATTCAAGGCATTATGATTTCTCATTTTGTCCGCCCAGTGTTTGAATCCTGGTTGGAAAGTTCAATGGAGATAGAATCATTCGGCATTCCATTAGCGGCATATGATAAGTTTGCAGATAGCGCAGAGTTCAGAGGGCGTGCATGGAATTGGGTAGACCCACAGAAAGAAATGAATGCAGCAATCAACGGCATGAAATCTGGCGTATTATCATTGCAAGATGTGGCGGCTCAGTACGGAAAAGACGTTGAAGAATTGCTTGGCCAGATTCAAAGAGACAAAGCACTGATGAAACAGTTCGGTGTTGATTATCAATTAGAGCCATACAATGCTAGTTTCGCACCGTTAATGGATGATGATAATGGCGATACCGAATAAAGCAATGCAGGAAAACGCAGCTCGTGGTTTAGAGTTGCGCCGTGAATATGGCCGTGGCGGAACAGCCGTTGGAGTTGCTCGCGCCCGTGATATAATGAACGCCAAGGATTTATCCGAGCGCACCATTAAAAGAATGTATTCGTATTTTTCACGACATGAAAGCAATCATTCAGAGCATTATGGCGAGAAAGAAAGCGACGGTGGACCAAACGCATTTACCATTGCCTGGTTGTTATGGGGTGGGAATGAGGGGTTCCGCTGGTCTGAAAATCTAGTAGAAAAGATGAAAGATGACGAGCGCGCAGAATGTGCTATAATCGAAGATAAATTAAACGAGGAAATGGTTATGTCAGACAAACCAGAACTTGAGCAAGTCGAAGAAACCCAGGTTGAGGTTATCGAAGGCGAGCAAAGACATATTGATGAAGTTCAACACCGCTCAATTGTAATGGGCCGAAACGTGTTGGATGAAGAAACAAGAACCGTTGAATTGTCGGTTAGTTCAGAAAAGCCAGTTGAGAGAAACTTTGGTATTGAAATCCTGGACCACACAAGAGAATCAATGAATCTTGAGTTCCTAGAAAGCGGAAACGCTCCGCTATTGCTAGACCACGACATGGAAAAACAGATTGGAAAAATTGAATCTGTTAAATTAGACGAATCAGAGAAGAAACTGCGCGCAGTAGTTCGATTCGGTCGCGGTCAAATGGCAAGTGAAGTTTTTGACGATGTGGTTGATGGTATACGCTCGAACGTATCCATTGGCTATACTGTTAATAAAATGAAGAAAGAAGAAGGCGGTAAATACCGTGTAATTGATTACAAGATTCACGAGGTCAGTATTGTTTCAATACCGGCTGATTCGGATGTTGGGGTTAATCGCGCCGTTGATGACGTGACAGTTATTGAAGGCCGTCATATAGATGATGTGACAGTTGTTGAAAATGATACTTCTGATTCAATTCGCAATAATGTTAATTCAAATCCTAAAGAGGAAAATATTATGTCAGATTTAGACATTAGAGCCATTGAAGCAGAGGCCAAAAAATCTGCTCAACAAGATGCTGCAAAAATCTTTGAACTTGGTCAGCGTCATGGTCAAACTGAAATGGCACAAAAAGCAGTTTCAGAAGGTCGCTCAATCGCGGAATTCCGTGGTGAGTTATTAGACGTTGTTGGTTCTAAAGGTGCAGTTGAACCGCAAAACATTGGAATGAGCGAAAAAGAAGTTCGTCAATTCTCAATCGTTAAAGCAGTTCGTGCATTAGCAAACCCACATGACCGTAAAGCGCAAGAAGATGCAGCTTTTGAATTTGAATGTTCACGTGCTACTGGCCGAAACACTCAAGGCATCATTGTTCCAGCGGACGTTTTAAGTTCTTTCAAGCGTGACTTAAACAGCACAGACGAATCAGCATTATTCGCTGATGACTTCCGTGGTGGTGATTTCGTAGACGTATTACGTAATTCATCTTCTGTTATGGCAGCTGGTGCAACTGTACTTTCTGGCTTGTCTGGTGATGTTAAGATTCCTAAGAAAGCAACAGCAGCAAACGCATCTTGGGTTGGTGAAGGTTCGCCTGTTTCTGAGTCTGAAATGACTGTTGGTTCAATCTCATTGTCACCAAAGACAGTTGGCGCATTTTCAGATGTAACCACGCAACTCTTAGCCCAAACTTCAATTGACGTTGAAAACCTTATCCGCGATGACTTAGCGCAAGCAATTGCAATTGCTATGGATAAAGCAGCTCTTGAAGGTACAGGCGCAGCTGGTCAGCCTACTGGTATTTTAAACACTGCTGGTGTTAACCAGGTTGCTAACTTCGTAGCAGCTAACCCGACTTTCGCTGAAGTTGTTGGTCTTGAGACTGCGGTTGCTGAAGATAATGCCTTACGTGGTAACTTATCTTACATCATGCCATCTTCAATGTACGGCGCATTAAAAACCACTGAAAAAGCAACAGGCACAGCACAATTTGTTGTTGAGCCAGGCGGCACAGTAAATGGCTATAATGCAATTCAAACTAACCAGGCAACTTCTGGAAACCTTTACTTTGGTAACTTCTCAGACGTGTTAATTGGTATGTTTGGCGGCCTTGAGTTGGTTGTTGACCCATACAGCAACGCGCCAAGCGGTTTAATCCGTATTACTGCGCGTCAAATGATGGATGTGGCGGTTCGTCACGCTCAATCTTTTGCTTTCGGTAACGATGGTTAATTGATTGGTTTAGCCGGTCCTTGATTGGGCCGGCAATATTTAAGGGGTATTATATGAAATATCTTATTTTGAAAAGATTTCGTGCAACTGGTGTGACATATGAGCCAGGAACGACAGCAGAGTTTCAGTCTGAAACCGCTAAAAATTTACTAGCCATTGGCAGAATTGAAGAAAGTACAGTTCAGCCAGTAGTTGAAGAACCAACCGAACAGGTTGAAGAAAAGCAAACACGCGTTGTTAAGACACGTAAGACACGCGCTAAAAAGGCTAAGTAATGGTAGAAACAGCGGACGACCGTTTATTTATGTTACAGGACTTTGGTTCCGATATTGCCTATACAAGCAACGGCAACACAGTAACAATCAAAGGAATCCTAGACAACGAGTTTGAGGAAGTCGAACTTGGCGGTTCAGTCCCTTTCGCATTACAAAAGCCACGCTTACATTGCAGAACAAGCGATGTAATCAATGCGGCAAATGGTGACACAATGATTATTGAAGGTGTTACATATTATGTTCGTGTCGTCATGCCGGATGGTACAGGTATGACGGAAATACAATTAGAGAAAGAATAATGCACTTACGGCAGACAATAAGACAATCAATCGTTAGCAGCCTAACAGGTTTAACAACGACAGGTGCCAACGTATTCACCAGCCGTGTTTACGCATTACCACAGGTTGCATTGCCAGCATTATGTATATATACAAAAGGCGAGACAGCCGAGTATGAATCATTAACAAGGCCCAGGACAATCCAGAGGGTTTTGGAATTAACGGTTGAAATCTATGTTGCGGCAAACCAAAACGCAGACAATACGATTGACCGTATATGCGACGAGATAGAGACAAAAATAGCAGAAAATGTTACAATCGACGGGAACGCTAAAGACATAATTGTTTCAAGTGTTGACGTTGACTTTGATGGTGATGGTGAAATTCCAGTTGCTCGCGCAACAATGGTATTGAGTATCACTTATTTTAATGAAGAAGGGAACCAAACAGTTCCAAAATAAAAGGTGTTAATTATGGCAGTCCATAAAGGTTCAGAAGGTATCGTTAAAATAGGCACAGATACCATCGCAGAAGTAAAAAGCTACTCAATCGAGGAGTCAGCAGACACAGTTGAAACAACTTCAATGGGTGATTCTGCGCGTACATACTTGCCAAGTCTTACAACTTTCAGTGGTACAATCGAATGCCATTGGGATGAAACAGACGCAACAGGCCAAGGCGCAATGACTATCGGTTCAACGGTAACGCTAAACTTATATCCAGAAGGTGCTGATTCTGGCGATTCTTATTATAGCGGTTCGGTTATCATTACAAATGTTTCGCGTTCGGCGGCAATGGATGATATTGTTGCAGCAACTTATGCCTTCCAGGGTAATGGTGCGCTAACGTTAACAACTGTATAATCTGAATTGGGAGTGAATATGTCAATTTTAGATAAAGCTAAAAAGCACTACAAAGCAAAAATGTCTGCGGAACCACGCCAATTATATGTAAAAGAGTGGGACGAGACAGTTTATATTAAGCCGGGTATTAATTTACAACACCTTGGCGAAATAATGCAAGCAGCCAGCAGTGGCAAATCAGCCGAAGCGATGGCCTTAACTTTAATCTATAGAATTATGGATGAAGAAGGTAAGCCGTTGTTCAAGAAGGTTGATAAACTTGAGTTGATGCGTCATGTTGACCCTGATGTTATGGCTGAAATAGTCAATAACATCAACGACAATGACCCAGACCAAGAAGACGCTGCGGGAAACTAAGAGCCGACCAGGACCTAAAATTCAGGTACTGGTTGGCACTGCAACTCCATAAAACCGTCCACGAGATTAATCAAATGGACGTGCGTGAATATATGGGTTGGATAACTTATTTTGAGGATATGAAAAAATGAGTACTAAGTACGATATTGTCATTAACGGCAAAGACAAAACGGCTCGTGCTTTCAGTTCTTTGAATAAGAATATCGCTTCATCTTCCAAAAAGATGCTTAGAATGTCTGCTGGTATTGCCAAAGCTGGCGCAGCAGCAGGAGCGGCGGCGGCAGTTGCTGGTATTGCATTAACAAAAGCGTCAATGAAGTCACTGGACCAATTAGCCAAGACAGCCGATAAAATAGGCGTCACAACTGAGGCGTTGCGTTCACTGCAACATGCCGGCGAGATAACAGGTGTATCAACTGAGGTGATGAATAAAGCACTTCAAAAGATGACTGTTAGTATCTCAGAAGCTGCAGACGGTAGTGGTATAGCTAAGGACACAATCGCTGATTTAGGTCTCAATGCGGTTGAATTGAACAAGCTACCACTCGATAAAAAGATGAATGTTCTTGCCAAGGCATTCGGAAATGTTGAAAACCATGCGGACCGTGTAAGATACGCCACAGAGATATTTGGCGCGAAAGGTGCGGCGTTAGTAAACACGCTTGCATTGGGCGAAGATGGCTTGAATGATATGGCGAGAGAGGCCGAGCATTTAGGTTTATCTATGTCACGCATAGATACGGCGCAAGTCGAGGCTGCTAATGATGCAGTATCAAGGGCCGGTGGCGTTTTCGAGGGCCTTGGCAACCAGTTCGCAGTTAGTTTTTCACCTATCATTCAAGCAACAGCGGATTCATTTAGACAAGCTGCGCTAGATTCAGCTGATTTCGGTAATATAGGCCAAAAAGCGGCTCAGATGTTGGTTGATGGTTTCGGATATGTTAGCGATATATTCCATACTGTATATGGTGTTATTCTTCAAGGTTCGTTAATTGTAAAACAATTACAATTGGCAATTATTGATTTCGGTTCGACAATGACTCCAGTTTTCCAGGGTATGATTGATTTATATAATACCTTTGCAAACTCATTTGTCGGCAAGAAATTAGGACTTGAAGAAATATCAAGCAGTGCAGAACAAGCGTTTCAATCAATGTCGCAAAATGCCAGAAATGACATCCAATTGCTTGAAGATAAGATTTTTGAGTTCGGCAATTCAGAGCCGCCAAGCGAAGGAATTCAGACGTGGTATGACAACATACAAGCCAAAGCAAGAGAGACAGCCGAAGTTGTAGCAGATAACGCGCCTGGTAAGGTGTTAGCGACAGTTGAAAGTGAAGCGAGCGGCCAACTTGAAGATGAGAATGGACGTAGAGCAGATGCAGCAAAAGCACTTGCAGATTTTGAAAAGAAAACATCAGAAGAAAAGACTAGTTTTGCACTAGGTGAAGGCGCAAAATTAACCGAAGGGTTGGCCAAGCAAAGCAAGAAAGCGTTCGCAATTAATAAAGCATTCCAAATCGGCCAAGCGGTAATGAATACATATGCCAGCGCAAACAAAGCAATGGCGGAATTACCAACACCATTTAACTACATTGCAGCAGCCGCAGCAGTGGCAGCAGGTATGGCTAATGTCGCGCAGATACGCGCTCAGTCATTTGAGGGTGGTGGTTTTACAGGTGTTGGCGCAAGAGCTGGCGGTTTAGATGGTAAGGGTGGCTATATGGCCATGGTCCATCCAAATGAGACTATTATTGACCATACCAAAAACAATGGCTCAAGCGGTTCGGTTAATGTATCATTTAATATAAACGCTGTAGATGCGCAAGGGTTTGACCAATTACTGCAATCACGCAGAGGGCAAATTGTCGGAATGGTGCAAAAAGCCGTCAATAATGTCGGCCGGAGAATTATGTAATGGCTGGTGTTTTCCCCACAAATGTTGGCTTTCAGGAAGTTACCTTTAAAAAGCGTCGATATGATTTATTCAGTGAATCAATAAATGGTCGTACACAGGTCAGGTCGCTTGGTGCAGTAAGAAGGGAATTGACAATTACTTTTCCGCCAATGACTAGAGCGCAATTTAAGCCGGTTTATGATTTCATTGAAAGCCAGGGTGGAAGGGTTGGCACTTTTACAATCAGTGTTCCAGACCCAACGAGTGAAAACAATAACATAACGTTGACGGTTAGACTGGCTAATGATTTGCAGGAGTATCCGCTTGGCGTAGGTTTATTTTATCGCTATGAAGTTGACTTAATTGAGGTCTTATAGTGAGAATAATAAACCAAGATACTATTACAGCATTATCATCCGATAATATCTATTTAGCAACACTAATCCAATTAGACTTTCCCACGCCAATTTATATCACGGATTACGGCAAAAGTTTAACGCATGAATCACAATTATACGTTTCTAGCTCATACTTAATTGATGTTGGCGGTGCAAAGGAAACGGGCGGTGTAAAAGTTAACTCGATGAATTTAAAATTCAATTCAGTTGGTTCTGTTTATTCTTCTCTAGTTTTAAGTAATTCATACATAAACACCAAAGTTACTATTCAAAGAGTTTGCTTAGATGCAAATGACGCAGTGATTGGTGAGCCAATAACGTATTTTGAAGGTCGTGTTATCGGGTTTGAAATGACTGATAATAATTCAGAAAGTCAAATAACTCTGGAAATTGCCAGCCATTGGTCTGACTTTGATAAAATTCAAAACAGAAGAACCAACAGCAGTTCACAGAATTTTTATTACCCTGATGATAAAGGGTTTGATTACGCTTCATCTACAATTACAACTTTAAAATGGGGCAGAGAATAATGCTAGGTGGTTTCATATTAGTTGGTTTAAGTATCTTTGCTGGACTTGCTTCATATCAGCAAGCAAAAAAGATGCAAGAAAAGATGGACCAAGCCAATAGAGGTGTTGAGGCTAATATTGAGTCCAACATTAAGGCCATCCCGGTTGTTTACGGTGAAAGACGTGTTGGCGGTGTTCGAGTATTCATAGACACATCAAAAGACAGAACAAATCAATATTTGTATATGGCCATTGTTATGGCTGAGGGTGAGGTTGAGGACATCACCGACATCCATATTGATGATATCCCAATTACAGATGAAAAATTCAGCACAAACCAGTTAAATGGAAATGTGCAGTATGAAGTTTTTACCGGCACACCTAATCAGCCAGTATCGCAACTCTTAAAAGAAGGAACCGCATACTCCAGCAGTCCTGATATTACCAACCCAGAAGTGGCGCAGTATTACGCAGACAATGACCCAAGTGGAAATTATCCTTGGGCAGATGACCACAGGTTGAGAGGCGTTGCTTATATTGCGATGAAGTTCAAATGGGACGAAAACGCATATAGTGGTGTTCCTAATATAACGGCCAACGTTAAAGGAAAGAAGGTTTACGACCCAAGAACACAAACCACAGCATGGTCCGACAATCCAGCATTGTGTATTCGTGACTATTTAACTAATAGCGTGTATGGAAAGGGCCTAGACATTTCAGCTATAAATGATGCTTTATTTATTCAGGCAGCAAATGACATAGACTCATTTAGCGTTATACCTTATCAAGATGCAGACGCGATTCAGTTATTTACCTTAAATATGGTAATTGATACAGATAAAAAGATTATAGAAAATCTTAACGAGATGCTTTTATCTTGCCGTGGGTTTCTACCTTACAGTAACGGCTCATATGGACTGAGAATTGACCAGGCAACAAATCATATTATTGATATTGGCCCGGATTATATAATTGGCGGAATATCCATAACAGGTACTAAAAAGGAAGATAAATTCAACCAGGTTAAAGTCAATTTCTTCAATAAAGATAAAGAATACAAAGAAGATACAGCCGTTTTCCCTGATACTGATTCTACAATTTATCAAACTTATTTAACCGAAGATGGCGGCGAGGTGTTGGTAGATGATGTTGATATTCAAGGTATTAATAACTACTACACAGCCAGAGAAATGGCCAAGTTATTCTTATTACGTAGCCGACTAAGTACGGCGATAGCTTTCACAGCAACTTCCGAGGCGATGGTGCTAGAGGTTGGCGACACATTCAGAATAACGCATCCAACAGCAGGATGGAACAATAAGAAATTCCAAGTGCAGGAAGTAGGTCTTAACTTTGACGGGACAGTTGAATTGCAAGCGGTTGAGTATTCGGCTGATATATATACTTACAATGAAGCGACAAAAGAAACACCATTCATCCCCACTTCATTACCAGACCCAAATAAACTTGAGCCAGTGACCAATTTGCTAGCCAGCACAGGCACATATATTAATAAGGACGGCTCAACAGTTTCATTCATTGATATTACATACGATGAACCAAACGATGCCTTAATTGACAGTTATGAGATAACAGCTAGTTATGATGGTAAAGATGAAATAGTAAAAACAGCATCAACATTCCATCGGTTGATTACTAAAGATTCAACCAGCTATGATATTTCAGTTAGAGCGGTTAATTATTACGGTGCCAAATCAACACCGGTTACAACTTCAAGCAATTCGGTAAACGATACGACAGCTCCAGGTGATATTACTCCGGTTAATGTGGCTGATGGACTTAAACAAATTGGTGTTTACTGGACAAACCCAACTGATGATGATTTTAGCCATGTATTACTAAAGGTATCATCTACAGCGACAGAGCCAGCTAGTCCAGTTTTAACGGTTTCTGGCAGTAGCTATATACACAAGGTTAATGATTACAATCAAACTAGATATTACTGGGGCGCACCTGTAGATGTTTCCGGTAATATTGGTAATTATACTTATATAGGCTCAGGCTCAACAAATAATGTGACTATAGTTACAGATGAAGTTCAAGCGGATAATATAACCACATCAGCAGACGCATTCACATCAGCAGATGTAAGTTTAAGTAATACATACGTATCATTACAGAGCGCCACTATTACGGTTGACCCAATATCTAAAGACAATGTAAATGCTAGTTTCTCAGTCAATGCGCCAAGTGCTTGCGCTGTAGTGTTTAAGTTGACTAAAAATTACACATTCGGTTCACCGCCCACACCTGTATCCATAACGCTTTATGAAAGCAGACCTAATACAATAGGTTCAGGTGGAAGTCAGTTTAACTATAATCTTATAGACGTGCAGAGCGGTTTATCTCAGGCCGTAACATACAAGCTAGAAGCCAAGATAACAACCACATTGACTGGTGTAGTGGCTAGAGATAGAAGTTTGAGCGCAGTGGACATTAAAAGATGATTGAGTTTAGCAATAATGAAAAAGCCATAGATGAGACAGTTAATTTTATCGTTTATGACGATAATGGAAACATCCTTAGAACTGGCACATGCAAAGAAAGCGTTTTATCTATGCAGGGTAATAATGTAATAAAAGGCGTGGCAAATGATAGACTCCATAAAGTGGTTAATGGTGAGGTAATTGCGACTGCGCCAAATGTTATGGATGCAGAGATTAGAGAGCTAAGAAACGCAATGCTAAAAGATACGGACTGGACACAAATGCCAGACGCACCATTGACAGAAGAACAGAAAGAAAAATATAGAATTTACCGTCAAAAATTGCGTGATTTACCAGCAGAATTTTATGATATAATAAACATAGAGCAAGTCGAGTTTCCGAGGTTGGACGATGTTTGATTGGATATATAATAATATCATTGAGCGAGGTCAGTATTGCACAGCCTGGTTTGATGGCTGGTTTGGTAAGCAGTGGGGTTGTCCTTGTTGTAAGGACCATGATTGGTATTATATGAACCAGGATAAACACGGCCTGACAAAATCACAGGTCGATAAGCAACTATTTATTTGCGTCAGAAATAATGGCGGTTTATTCATGGCTTGCATTATGTGGCTTGGGAATAAAACATTTAGCTGGTACTACTGGAACAAACTTAAAAAGGCAGCGCGACATGAGCGAAGATAGGTTAAACAGAATTGAACAAAAACTTGATAGACTTGTTGATGTTGTTGAATCAATCGCGCGCGTTGAGGAAAAGCAAGCAGCCAATGACAGTAAACTTAACCGGTTTGAATATCGCCTGGACAAAATGGAAGAAGACGTTAACGACGTTGGAAAAATAGCAAGACAGAATTCAGGAGTGGCCAAGTTTGCAGATAAATTCTTTTGGATTGTTATCGGTGGCCTAGTCAGCTTTACAGCATGGCTTATAAAATCAGGGGTTACAGGATGATTAAAAATACAATTCAAAACACAATACAGAACACAATACGTAACACGCTAGGCGATGAAGCGTTCAGCATGTTAGACCTGTTCAGCGGTGGCAAGCGTGGCGNATG